GAACAGGTTGCTGAAAAAAACCCTGAAAAAGCGTTTCAGTTGTTTCAGTCAGTGATTGAGTACCACATTCCTAAGCTGGCGCGAACTGAACAGACGCTGACCGGCGCGGACGGTGGGCCGGTTGAGCATTCGGTTCAGATAAAATTTGATGAATAAAGTATAATGTTTTGCAACGCGGCAGGGAGGCATCCCGTCAGATTTTCGCAACTGACAGCCGCGTTTTTATTTGCGAACCTTAGCGAGAGGAATTCAATGATTACGCAAGAACGACTGAAAGAGCTGTTTGATTATAAGAATGGATTTTTAATCAACAAGGTGTCTCGATGCTCTACATCACCTGTCGGCAGAATTAGCCAAAGAACGCGAACTAACGGCTATAGCGGCACGTTTGTTGATGGCACTGAGTACGCTACTCATCGCCTCATTTGGCTCTATTTCACTGGCTTACATCCTAATGGCGACATTGACCATATCAATGGGGTACGATCAGATAATCGTTTTGAAAATCTTCGAGAAGCGACTCGTGCGCAAAACATGCAAAACGAAAAACGCGCAAGACGCACAAATAAATGTGGCCTGTTGGGCGTTTCATTGCATGGCACAAGATGGAGGGCGCAAATCGTAATTGATGGAAAACGAATTGGTTTAGGATCGTATGCAACGCCAGAGCAGGCGCATGAAGTATATTTGGCAAAAAAGAAAGAACTTCATCCATTCCAAACAATAGCCTGATGGAAACAATCGCACACTTTCCACCGAAGATGCGGCCATTGTTTGAGCCGCATCGCTACAAAGTCTTTCATGGCGGCAGAGGCTCAGGGAAATCCTGGGCTTTTGCTCGCGCCCTGTTGATTCAATCAGTAGAAAAAAAACTTAGAATTCTTTGCTGTAGAGAAGTACAAAAATCTATTAAACAATCAGTTCATCAACTTTTGGTAGACCAAATACAAGAGTTGGGTTTTGGTTATTTGTTTGACGTTACAGACATAGCAATCCGCGGCAAAAACGGATCGGAATTTTATTTTTCTGGTTTAGCGACTCACACGGTAGAAAGCGTCAAAAGTTACGAAGGCGTTGATCGTGTATGGTTAGAGGAATCACAAAATATCAGCAAAAAATCACTTGATATTTTAATTCCAACTATCAGGAAACCAGGATCAGAAATATGGCTTTCATTAAATCCAAACCTTGAAACGGATGAGGTGTATCAACGTTTTGTTGTGCAGCCGCCGGATGATTGCGTTGTGGTGCAAGTGAATTATGACGATAACAAATGGTTTCCAGAAGTCTTAGAAAAAGAAAGGCTACACTGCAAGAAATACAGACCGAAAGAATATGAAAACATATGGGAAGGCAAGCCGCTGATAGTGGCTGAAGGCGCAATTTACGCTGATGAGTTTCAAGAGATGGTGGATCAGCATCGAATCAATCTGGTAACTCATGATCCCATGCTCAAGGCGCATTGCATCTTCGATTTGGGCTGGAACGACGCGATGACTATCATCGTGGCGCAACGCGCAGGCTCAGAAATTCGCATTATTGATTACATTCAAGAGTCATTCCACACGCTAGACTGGTACTCAAACGAACTTAAGAAGCGCCCTTATAACTGGGGCAAAGTCTGGCTTCCTCATGACGGCGTTACAAAAGACTATAAGACCGGCAAAAGCGCATTAGACATAATGACGGCGCTTGGCTGGAACTGCGAGATTATCCCCATTGGCGAAGTCGAACACGGCATACGGCTGGCGCGTATGTTGTTTCCTCGTCTTTGGATGGACAAAGAGAAAACAACACTCCTGCAAGAGTGCTTAAAGCGTTACAGACGCGCAATCAATTCGACAACAGGCCAACCTACCGGCCCCTTGCATGATGAGTATTCACACGGCGCTGATGCGTTTCGGTACCTTGCGACGTGTGTGGATATGTTAAAGAATGATAATATAGTCAAAAGACGACGCGCTGACGATTACCGAACCGGCGACTGGATGAGTTAATAACAGGAATCATAATGGCAAACTTAGACACTGACAGCATTTATAACTCACTCGGCGTTGGTGCTGATACCGACGTGGACGATACTGACCAAGAAACTCTCAGGGAAATACGCCAGCGGTTCAGTGATGCGGTTGAGTTTAGCGCGACTGTCAGACAAGAAATGCTCAATGACATTCGGTTTGCAAGGCTTGGCGATCAGTGGAGCGAATCGGCCAAGTACGACAGGAACCGCCCTGGCAAAGAGCGGCCCATGCTCGTTGTCAATCGGCTATTGCAGTTCAGAGATAGAGTCGTCAACGAGATTAGGCAAAACACGCCAAGCATTAGAATCAGGCCGGTCAACGATGGTGCAGACCAAGAAACCGCCGAGGTTTTGATGGGACTGGTTCACCATATACAAGACAATTCCAATGCGAGCATTGCCTACGATACCGCCGTAGAATGGCAAGTTGATGCTGGTCTTGGCTATTTTAGAGTGCGGAATGATTACATTGATGACACTTCGTTTGACCAAGACATATTCATTGACCGCATCCCCGATCCGATGAAGGTTTACTTTGACCCGCACAGCAAACAGCCGGATGGCTCAGACGCTGAATGGTGCATCATAGCCGAGGAAATCAGCAAGGATGAATTCAGGCGCATGTATCCCGATGTGGATGAAACCTCATTCGAGGCCGCTGGAAATGGGGACATGCAAGGATGGTATACCCAGGATTCAGTGCGCATTGCAGAGTATTATTATATTGAGTACGACGAGGCGCAGGAAATATACGACGAGGAAACAGGGCGCTCGCGCACGATACAGCCTAAGCGTTGCATGTGGTGCAAAGTCACCGGAGACAAGGTGCTTGAGCGTACCGAATTACCGACTAAATACATTCCTGTAATTCCCGTTATTGGTCACGAGATATGGGTTCAAGGTAAACGCTATCTATCAGGATTGATTCGGAACGCCAAGGACGCACAGCGCCTGTATAACTATTACTTAAGCGCCAACGCTGAAAATGTCGCGCTGGCACCAAAAGCGCCGTTTATCGGCGTTGCTGGTCAGTTTGAGACCGATCCGAACTGGGGCAGAGCAAACAAGGAGTCAGTGGCTTATCTTGAATATGATCCGGTCAGCATTGCAGGAACGCCCGTCGGCGCACCTCAACGCGCTATGCCGCCGCAAGCAAGCAGCGCAATTATGGATGCAATCCGATTGGCTGAAAATGACATTATGCAAAGCATGGGTATCTATCAGCCGTCACTTGGCGCTCAGTCAAATGAGACCTCAGGACGTGCATTACTGCTTAGACAAAAGCAATCCGAAACAGGTAACTTCCACTATCAGGATAATCTTAACCGTTCAATCCGGCATTGTGGTCGCATCATCGTTGACATGATTCCAAAAGTATACGATCGGCCCCGTGTTGCTCGCATACTTGGCGAAGATGGTACACCGCGCACTGTTAACCTTGATCCTAATCTACCGCAAGCTTCTGTTGGTACTGATAACCCAGCAATTGACTCAATCTATAACCCTACGATTGGTCAATATGATGTGGTTTGTGATAGCGGCCCCAGTTATGCCACCAAGCGCGATGAAGCGGCTAATATGATGCTAGCGTTAACTCAAGCTAATCCTGCATTGTTCCAGTCTATTGGCGATTTGATGATGAAAAACATGGACTGGCCTGGTGCAGAGGAAATATCAAAACGGCTTCAGATGCTATTGCCGCCACAACTTCAGCAAATGGCTGGCGGAGATAAGGTAGATCCGCAAGTTATGCAGGCTCAACAGATGATTGAACAGATGGCCGATCAAATGGAACAGATGAGCGCAGAAATGCAGCAGTTGCGGGATCAACGCGCAATACTGTTGCAAGAAAAGGAACGCGAGTGGTTCGATTCTGAGACTAAACGCATGGAAGTTGAAGGCAAGATCATGATGACGGACAGCCAACTACAAGCGGCTGTACGTGAAAACATCATGCTTATGATGGGCATCGGCACCCAACAATCATTGGAACAACAACCGGAATTTGAAAGGCTAGAAGCGCAACTGGAACAGCCAGTACAAAAGCCACAACCACAAGGAAGCGGCGCACCGTCACCGGCTAGAGTCGCTGGCAGCATGACACGAGAGGCAGATACAGAAGCACTAACGGGCGAGGCAAAGCCTGGCGAGTCTGAATAAGTTTACAACACAGGGGATAACATAATGGCAGACGAAAATGCAGTATTTGAGACAGTAGACGATAATCTAACAACGGAAACCGTAGAAGATGCGGCGAGTGATCCGTCAGAACTTGAATCGGAATCACTTGAACAAGATCAGGCTAACGAGGAATCATTAGCAGACGCTGACGATTCAAAAAAAGACCCGTGGTACAAGCGGCGCATTGATGAACTGACCCGAGACAAGCACGAGGCCAGACGACAGGCCGAGCGGCTTGAAAAGATACTTGAGCAACAAGAGTCAATGATGCGTCAGTACATGCCGCAGACGGCTCCTGAGCCTCAAGGACTCATGCCGCCTG